TGATACTGGTAGGCCCAATATTCAGTCTCGATTTCCTCATCGGTCGCCGACAAATACCGAGGGTCGGTCGGCGCGAGGTTGTACTTACTGCGAAACCACAGGCGGTAGGTGTTCGCCAGCGCCCGACCCGCCTGCCTGGCGGTCTTTTTGCGGTTTCGGTCGAAAGGAGAGCTCCTTTTCGCGCAGCGCCCGCCAGACAGTCAGAATCTTGTCTTCATAGTTGTCATCGATGAGCGGATCGAGGTTGTGGATATCGAAGCCTTCCGGGCCGGACACCAGGAGTGTCTGGATCGTCACGAACGCGAGCGCCGACAAATCGGCCATGTTTCCGTCGGCGTCGTAGTGGCCATCGGTGATCTGGTTGTAGCGGCCGCGAATCTTGTACGTGTCGCTGACCGAGCGGCGCGCAAAGTGGAAGCGACCGAGGTTGTCGATATCGACCGCGAAGTCGGTGGCGTTGGCGGTGCGCGGCATGCTGATCCCCTGGATAACTGGACAAAATGACATTGTCTGGTCACGACCGAACTGCGCTTGCTTAATCTTCTTCCGAGGCGTATATTTAATTCAAAATCTAAGATAGATTTTGAATTAAATATGAAAGGAACCAGTAACATGGCCAGATCGGTGGGGGATACGAATCATTCGTTGCGGGAGGATCGGCTCAAGGCTGAAATTGCGAAATACAAGGCGAAGCTCAGCGCGGAGAAGGTGGCCTCCAAAGTGAAAGACGCAAAAATTGCGGAGTTGCGCGGTAAGCTCGCCAGCGCAAAAAAAGTGGCAAAATAAATGTCTCCGCAACAGGCCGATTTGCTGAAACGACTTATTGCTGAGGATCGGACTTTTCACGCTAAGAAAAATGCCGGAATACCTGCGCACTCTGATGAGCGTGATGTTGAGGTTGGCTGGATCAATGACGTGAATCCACGTACCGCGAACTCGCTGGTATGTCTTGGATTGGCTGAAATTGTTCGAATCCGACCTGGACAAGCGTGGATATTTCTCGGTTCTTATCACGCTTTCGATGAGGTGAATCCGAGCGAGTGCGGCACGGCATGAAAGCGATTCCTAGCCGAAAAATATGGTTACCTTAAAATAATTGGTGAATGCTATGGCTATTAAACATCTTGGCGAGTGTCCTTTTTGTAAAGAAACTGTCCAGCCTACGGTTGTTGAGGACAACTTGGTTCGACGTGACAAATGCCAATGCCCATCTTGCTCCGAAATAATATATGTGTGCAGGGGACCGGGATGTGACAATTATGCCAAGGGTGGCGAGTATTACGACGATGAATTTTGCCCCGCATGCACGCAATCGCTCGCATCACATACTGGCGACATAGTCAAAGTTGCTCTTGGGGCGGTTGTAACGGCTGGTATCGCGATTTTGGCTGCAAAAAGCGAAAAGGATTAGTAAATATTTATAAGATTCGTCTTATATTCTCGCTAGATTCGGCTAGACGTAATGTAAAAAGGGGCCGCCAATATCGACGGCCCCATGGGTACTGAATTTCGTGCGACAGAATTACATTGCTGTGCCTTGCACGTCTAACGCGTTGAGCTGACCGGACTGCATCAAAATGGCATGCTTGGAGATTTCAACGTCTCCCGATGCATATGAGCAGCCGACGTATTTGCGCAGCAGCGCGCCATCCGGCTGCGAGTAGACCTCGATATCGAACACCAGCCCCTGCAGCATGGCGTCGCCGTTTTCTGCAGCGATACCGGCAGCGATCAGCTCACCGGCGTTCAACACCATCGCCGACACACTCAGGGAATGGCGTGCCATCGTCGGTACGTATTCCTGAACGTGGATGTCGCCGATGCCGGAGGCTGGCTCCGGCGAATAGTCGTCGTTCATCCGGATCGACTGGATCAGCCCGACCTGAATCCCGCCGAAGGTGACAACGATTTTATTGCCGGTGCGCGTTTTGAGATTGACGCTTTCCTGGATAGCCATTGTTCATGCCTCCTTAAGAAGTGGCTGTCGCGGAACCGGCGAACGGCACTGCGAAGATCGTTACAGGAATGAAGTCGACGCCGAGCACAGGCGAGCACTGGAACGACACCGCCAGCACGTTGCCGACAACCGATGCCGTGATGTTCGAATAAGCCGGGCTGTCCGCGTCACCCACCAGCACGCCTGGCCCTTGCGGTTCCGGCACGGCCAGCAGGCGCAACTGCGACTCGGTAATGCTGACTGCGCGGCCGAGCGTAATCGGGCTGGCCTTGGCGCCGCGCAGCACGTCCAGCGCGTTGCGCACGTTTTGCGCAACAAAGTCCAGCGCCCAGCCGACGGACTGCTCGACCTTGTCGTAGCGGTTGTCGTTCAGCCACGTCGAGATCGACTGCACGACCTTGTAGCCGTTTGACGTGGATTCCACGCACAGCACGCCGCCCTCGATCAAGGGGTCGGTTTCGGTCGGATTCAATAACGGACGCTCGACACCGGAGATGGCAATCGACTTGTTGGTCATGGGCGTGCCGGGACTTACCCCGGAAAACGCGCCCGCGATAATCGCGGCGGTGATGTACGGCGAATAGAGCTGCAAGCCCGACAACTGCCCTGTCAGGTCGTAGTCGTAATTACCGATATGCACCAGCGACGTGCGGTCGCTGTTGATTGCCAACGCAGCGGATATCGCTTGGGCGTCAGTCGTACCCAGAGCGGTACCGCAAATTGCCCTGCGCTCCTTGCGCCCCACAGTGGACATGTACTGGACGTGCGCGTCGCACATCGCGACGATGGCCGGATTGGATGAGATCGGCGTGATCCAGTTGCACGAAGCTGCCTGCAACGTCGTGAACGCATTACTCCAGTTCGAGGTCGTCGTCACCCCGTCGGAGCCGCCGGACAGGTAGGTTTGCGGAATAGGCGCAGGCGGCAGCGATCCGGTCGGTGCGCGCGTTGCTACAACCAGGGACTGCGCCGGGCTATTCAACCAGTTGATCACCGCTTGCAGAATTGCCGTCGGCGTGTACGCTGCCTTGATGCTTTGCGCAGTGACCGCGTCCAGACCGTTCGCTGTCGGCCAGTTGCCATAGCCGCCGGTGACCGCCGCAGTAAAGCCGGGCTGCGCATTGATGTAGTCAACGAGTTGCTGGACGGTCGGGAACGTCGCCAGATTAATCGTCGCGACCGCTGTACCGGCCGGCGCGGCGAGCGTGACCGTGGTATCGCTGATCGAAATGGTTGCGGTAGCTTGCGAGCCGGTGTATTGCACCGAAAATGCGGCAGCATACAGATTGTCCTGCGAATACACGGAGTTCGCGTACTGCGTGGTCACATGGACGCCATTGACCGAACCTGCCGAGATCGCTACGCTCAACTGGTCGGTGTATTGCCCGTAGTCGGCCGACACCAGGTTGATACAGGGATTACCGTTGGCGTCCAGTAGCGTGAGCGCCGCCTGCACTGCCGGATTGACGCGGATCGCGATGACCGAAGCTGCACCGCCGGTCTCGCTGCTCGGATTGAATGCCTTGAGCACCGCTTGCAACAGTTCGCCGCTTTTCAGCGTGGCCTGCGCTTGGGCTGGGTTGCCGAATACGAGTGGCGTGTTTGGTTGGCCGCCGGTCGATAGCCCGATGAACGCGCAAACATTGCCGACCGACAGGGTCTGCGGAACCATTGCGTCGTCATTGACCGCCGACATGGTCGACGGGGAAATCCACAAACGGCCGTTAAAGAAATAACCTGCTGCCATTGTTGTCCTTCTTAGGCTGGTTGTTTGGCGAAATCAGCGAAGCGGGCCAGGTAGTTGCTCTTCGTGTCCTTGAACTGGCGAGCCTGGCGTTGCGTGAAAACGAAGGCGTTCAACAGCTCGACGCGCTTCTCGCTTTTGGAAGCCTCGATCCCGAACTGCGTGAGCGAAATTTCGTGTTCGACTGGAGTTGCGGCTGCTGTCGCAGCACTTTTGTTGGCCGACGCGCCCGAAGCGGGAGCGCTGTTGTCTTTGTCATCTGGCATTGCTGGTCCTTTAAAAAACGGAGGTGACGGTTAAGTCCGGGGCGGTTGGATACTGGCTGACTGAATCGGAGACGCTCGCCGGGGCTGCGCAGGAGAACGTGCAAAGGGACTGGTAGACAGGTGCCGGATACGCGGACAGTTCGTCCACGTCCTGCTGGGAGAAGTCGATGCTGACCATGCCGAACGAATCGAAGACGTCGAGATTGCCGAGCACGATCTTGCGTAAGCAGCGGCGTAGCGCGATACGCTCGTCAGGGTTCTTACTCCAGCCGACGACCGTCAACTGCACGCGGGCAAGCCACCCTTGCGTTTCATTCCACTCGCCGCCAATGGAATCGAAGGAATCGGGGATGATTAGCTCACCGAGCGCCCGGTCGCCACTGGCTTCGGTGGACACATGGACGGTCACCAGCGGCCAGTTGGTCTCCTCAAAAACGGGAGGCGCGTTAAGCACCGGGATTTGTCCGGTGGCGGGCGATAGAGTCTTCAGCAGGACTTCGTTTTGCAAGCCGACGTCGAGACGGTCGCGCACGACAGTTAGCACATCGGTCGATTGATCGACGTAGGTGGATGCAGGAGTCGACGAGACGATATTGCCGAGCGTCCAATTACTGCCATCGAAGTACCAGATGCTGTAGAAAACGGCGATGCCGTTGGCAAGCGCGAAGGAGTCGAGAAGAAAGGTTTCCGCGCTGCCGCTATAGATCGGGATCGAGCTGGCGTCCAGCTGACT